AATTCATATAATAACAATCTAAAATACCATCATACCAATAATCAATATAAAAAACAATATAAATGGGATGGCGACTAAAAACCACGAAAGCGTTGGCGCGCCAGCTCGGCATATAAGGTTTAATATCCACGTCCAAAACAAAATATAAAATAATTTAATAACAAATATTAAGAACGTGCTAGAAACATTACAAGACAAATCGCCTAAACAATATACCTTTGTATTTCCGTAATTTTGTGCAATCATAATAACAATTGCAATCATTGATATTATTAAATACACTCGTGCAGGCGCACACAATTTAGATAATCCAGCAACCATATATAATTACGCGATAATATTTCTTGAATAATGATTATGCGCGTTTGGCGGCAAATGTGTAAATGGAACTGAACTTTGCGTATTAGAAAATGAAGAAAATGGAATGAGCGTAGATAACGCATCCATTGCGCCAAATCCGCCGCGCTTACTTCTGCTCTTACCTCTACGTTTACTGCTCTTACCTCCGCGCTTACCTCTACGTTTGCCGCCTTTATTTTCAAACAATATACTGGAAGGAGCCGACACATCGGCGGTATATGAATTTTGCGGATAATACGTGCTGGCTGGCAATGAACTTAATGTATTATTAAAATGATTGAATCCTCCACCTCTGCGTCGTTTTGTGGAACGTGCCATATATTATATTATATTATATCGACGTGGGTTAACATATGTCGCCTACAACATACATTTTTAAGTTCGAGTTCGTCTAATACGGTACCTTCGGCGGTTTTGTCAATCATATCTTTAGTTAAATATACGACCTTTTCGAGTTTAAGTCCATTCGCCAGTTTAATTTGACGCACGCGTTCTTGATAGAATCTATATTTGTTGGCTAACACATTTCCGCAAGTAAAACATTTAATTGGAATAATCATTTTTTATATAATTATATGTTATTCTTTCAAATCAATTTTTTAATATATTATAATTTATATGAAGAATACTCAATATATACTAATCGTGTTAATTATGATAGTCGTATTATGCTGCGCTTCGCGCATACGCGAAGGTTACGACGCCACCGCTCCGCTACAATTTGACTCAAGTTCAAACGTCACGTCAACTGTGAAAACTGCGTCAACTGTGAAAACTGCGTCAACTGATGCGAATGCAATTACATTATCGCAAGTCAATCAACTATTGGCTACGTATTTAAACACGTCAAATAATCGGTTAAACGCGTCTACTACGCAATTATTGTATCAATTAAGTCCAAATACATTGACTGCATTAATCGCAATGTGTAAAAATGCGACAACCCTATTAAGTCAAATTAAAAACGCATTATTGTCGACAGATAAAACATCCAACACGACTTCTTTAGTTGATACTGCAATTTTAAATTTCGTTTATGACCCAACTGTTCAATAAAATATTTTCATATATAAATGAAAATATTATACATAATTATTATATTGTGCATTTTTGTAGGTTTAATGTATACCGTACAATGTGAAGGGTTTGCTACAAATGTGAATGCTTTGATTGATATTCCAGAAACTGGTATCATCCCGACTGGCTATTATAAAGTAAGTGATACGAAAATGGCCATATTGGCGGGCTATTATAACACGGCGGGTAATCAAGTGGATGTTATACCACTGGGTTGTCAAATTGACCCCATAACTCACGACTTATCGGCAATACCAGTTGGCGAGGGGTCAATTCAGCCAATCAACTATGCGTGTCCGACTGTAAGCCACACTATAAATTATACAAGGCGAGGAAACGTGGAAATATCGACAGTAACGAACGGTTCTGGACTTTTAGATGGCTATTATTATACTGACGCCAAGCATCAAACTCCGATTCCAACTGGATGTGTAGCGTCGGATGATAATCATAAAATATATACTGCCCCTCAATCAAAATATTTAAACACGCAATGTCCGCAGTGGGGGCCGACGGTGGATTTAAATAAATCAACAATATACAATAGTGCTAATATTAATGCACAGTATCACGACGATGCGAGCGACATTAGTGAAAAAGGCGGCAATTTTGATGTCAGTTTTGGATTGTATCCATTGACGGATGATAAGGGAAATCCGATTCTGGATAGTAACGGAAAACCGAAAATGCAATCGAGTTCAATGTCACAACAGCCAGTCACTGCATATCAGCCAGGTTCGTATACTTACGGCGCAACTACATATGTGCCGAGTTATGAAGATAGTATATATTTAAGCAAAACGACGGGCGAGAGTCAGGTGACTACACTATATAATACCGCGGATATGCAAGCTGGTTTTTGCACACAGTTGCAGTCGAGTCCAGTCGCGATTGAACAGGCTTGTAATTCGATGGATATAAATCATTGTGGGTCGACGTCGTGTTGTGTATTATTGGGCGGGTCGAAATGCGTGTCGGGTAATGCGAGTGGACCGACGAATGCGGCGAATTATAGTGATGCATTTGTACAGAATAAAGATTATTATTATTATCAGGGGAAATGCTATGGAAATTGCCAGAATTAAACCGCTGATAAAATATATCCACCCGTCGTCTTTTTGCGATGTAATCCGCCAGACGCATCGTGAAATTTCGTATGACACGCCTCGCAAACCGCGATTAAATTGGCAGGATGGTTTTTATGGAACGTCCCGATAAATCCGTCTGCATTCGCGTTTTGTTGATATTGCAAATGATGCGTTTCTGTGCCAATTGCCACGTTACATAGTTCACATACTCCCCTTATTTTACTTGCGTTATATGTAGTTATAGGTTGCGACAAGTCGCCACGCGTTTCAGGATAATATTTGTTGCGAATTGCATAAGCACTTTCCAAGAAATCATCAGGTAAATATAAAGATTTACATACTTCTAACCCATACATTCGATTTCCGACGCCGTCTTTCATTTTACGGTCATATACTAAACAATCATTCGCCCTATCATAAATAACCGACATATGTTTCAGTTTCAGGTTATGCAGCGCTTTGATTTCATCATATTTCACAATTTCGTGGAAATGCGTGGCGAAAATGAAAGACGTGCGTTTCTGATGTAAATCCGTCAATCCTGCGACGAAAATACTGAGCGCCGATTCGGTTTCCGTACCAGAACACAATTCATCGCCTAAAATCAAACTACACGAATCCGCCATTTTTAATATAATCCGCAATTCGGACATTTCGACGGCAAACGTAGACAACCCTTTGAATATATTATCATTTCCTAAAATCCGAGAAAAGATTGCAGTATATGGTTTATATGTAAACGCGGAGCACGGCACATACATCCCACACTGTGCCAATATAACCGCAATACCGAGTGCACGTATTAAACTCGTTTTACCAACCGCATTGGTTCCATATAATAAAATACCACTCGTGCCCAACTGTAAATCATTGGCGACGTATATTTCGTTTTTCTGTATGTGTTCAATAAGGCAATGTCGCAGGTCGCGAGCATCGACGCACGACGCGGACGCATCAATAATGGTGGGTCGGCAATAATTATAAAACCGCGCATTATACGTTTTACATTGAAGGACGTCGACATTGGCAACGTATTTCGCCATATTTTCGAGATGAACAAACCATTGTTGTTCAAGTTTCCCCAAGAATGCCAAATACGCGGCGCTAATTGCGTGATTCATCCGTTCTTTATAAATATAAATGTCTTTGCAAATCGAGGCTAAAACAGGACAGGTAATTTCGTCGACGGTGCCAGTTGATGGCGCCAATTTCAAATCTTTAAGAAAAAGCGTATAATGTTCAAAGACGATAGCGTCGTCGGGATTCGTTTTTAGCCGCGTGGCAATAATGGATTTCAATGCAAGTCCACGTTTCTTGGTAATTTGAAGACTGAATCCCATTTTATCGGTTTCGTGAATCTTTATAAAATCACTTTCCATCAATGTATTTAAAGATTGTTGTATATAATCAAATGCATTCATTAAAGATTGGTGTTTATCGACGGCGGCGTCTAATTCGGGGCACATTTCTCTTTGAATAATATTGATTTCGAAGTTCTGCATAGACGAAATATTCTTGCACGAATCCATAAAAAGATGCTGTTCGAAGAAAGATAATAACGAGGTTGCGGTTTCTTGTATATATTCAGGAAACTCACACAAATATAAAGAAATAGCGGGGTGTTCAAATAAACACGTATTGAGTTGTTGAATGATTTGAATACTTTTATATAATTGGTATGTGACCGAAGGCAAGACTCGGACAACGAGCAATTGACGGCATATTTTCTCAATATCACGTATATTCGCCAACTGCCGTCGGAATCCATCGATGAAATAATAATTATCCAACATAATCGCAGTCATTTCGTATTCTTTATTTAACCACGTTTCATTGCTCGTCGGATTCGTGATTTGTTCATATAATTTGCGTTTACCCATCGCGGTGCAGCATTTATTGAGTAAAGACGAAACCGACGAGAGTTGTCCGATGCGTTTGCCGTCATTCGAAAGGTCGTCGATAATATTGAGTTGTTTCAAGGTGTGATTTGCCAATACCATACGGTCGGATGTATTATTAAAGGTGGGTATTGCGATTTTACGTACTAGGTTGGGATTATGTTCTTGAATGAAATCCAGTAAATAACAGAAAGATTGGGTGGCCATTGCATATAAATTAAATTCGGAACATACGTCGTATGTATCTTCACCGAAGAAGGTGCATAATATATGTTTAATGTATTTTTGTTTGGTGCAATTTTCGGTTTTCTTGTCGGACAAAGGTACACAATGAATTTTGTTGGTTTTGATACCAGAGAATTGAATGACTTGATTTATTTCGCGTTCAGATAAAGAATGAATAATAATGACCTCGTTGGGTTGAAATACCGAAATATATCTTTCGAGTTCGTCGAATGACGTCGGATTCATAATAAATTGCGTTTCGTATTCAAACAACGAGGATTTGCCAGTGAATATATTGACAACGGCGACGCCATAGACGATTTTCTTCTGGTAATGTTCCAACCAAATACACATAATATTATTGGTGGTTTGCGGTATATCGGTTTCGTAGGATAAATACGTGCCAGGCGAATGTATTTCTTTGAGAACACGGCGAATTACTTTGTCTACGACTTCTTGGATATAAACAACGGCGGTATAATTGGAATCGGTTAATTTTTGGAGGTATTTTTCCAAAGAATAGTCGCGGAATCCAGCCATAACTACAGTTTGGTCGCCGATTGTCAATTTCTTTTCCGACACGTTTAATTGACAAATCTGCGAGAATTCGAGTATTTCGGAAACAGATGCGTTTTTTAGCCCGTATACTTCATAAAACGCGCCGACTTGCATTAATACTATAGTTTGACGTCCATATTTTGATTGATATGTTTTCGTCAATGCGAGGTAGTCCTCTACAATGGTGGGCTCTTTCGACATGCTAAATATATATAACGATATATATTTAATTGGTTTTGTATAAATACAATGTGTGGATTACAGTGGACCGAGATACGTATTATTGTAAGTATATGCATCCGTCTGATTAATTTGAATTAATTGGCATTGTATATTACTTACGAGCCAGTGTTGCGATAATGTTATGATAGGCTGACGAACTGCATATATATTGATTAAATTATGGGTTGCCATCCAAGATAAATAGGAGTCGATTTGGGCGTCGATTTTATCTACGGCGGCGATGATTTTGTCGGCGCCTTTTTTATTAATTAAATATCCCTGCATTCCCCAGAATGATTTGACCTTTATATATGGAAACGCATCGTTATATTGTATCATTGCGCTGTATCCCAATAAAATAATGTCCCAATCACGCGGCGGATTTGCCAATATATATGAGATTTCGGTCGTTATATTTGGCGACAATGCAGAATCGTCTTCTAAAATTAAACTCATATTATCAACCCTTTTATATAATTGAAAATGACTTATAAAACATCCGACTGCGCCACGCGTGAGTTGATAATGCCGAGTACGATATTTGCGTTCATCAATTACATTCAGTTCTAATATGGTTGGTTCGTCGAGCCAAACCGTCAAATCCACGTCGGCGCCAACAATCGCAGGAAATCTTTGAATTTGTAAATCGGCGGACTGAGACATTACATAATCGAGTCGATCGACGTCTTTGTCGAGATTGATTACCCATACTTGGAAATCATTACGTTTGAATTTGTAATATATAACGAAAAATATAAAGATTACAATCAAAACATATAAATACCACAATTTCATATATTTATAGTAACATTATTTCCAAATCCGAGTATAACAATTCATATTGCCAGTCTTCAAATTTAGTTCATTTAATTGTGGCGTGCCTTCTGCGTCGTGTACGCCTGATTCTTTTAACGATTTACCGATTTCAGGGGTTATACCTTTAGATTTCAAAAACGCACCGATAATAATATCATCTTGTTTTTCGCATATATCTTTGACTGTGTAAAAATAATCATTTAATCCGAGTCTCATTTTTTTTTCGGTCGGTGTAATATTACATAATCGCGAGGCTTAATATATGGTAATGTTGGTAATATTTTGGTTATTGGGCCTAAATCGACGTCAATCGCATTAAAATGTTTTTATATTTATTCGTGATTTTATATAACTTATCAAGCGGATAATCTCTGTTATTTTGGCGTTTGGCGACATTAATAGCGTAGGCAGTCGGGTTTGGTGCGATATGCTATCCAATGTTTTTTACGATGGTATTTGATTCGATTATTTCTGGAATGGTAGTCATAGTAACGATAATATTTTTCATTTCAAACGGCTCGACTGATGTAAATGTTAATGCCAAACCCAATATTAAGATTATAATAAATTTCATATATAATGCCGTGAAAAATATATAAAAATAATCCAATATATCAAAGAAATGCTTAAATTGGTGATGGGTCCAATGTTTTCGGGTAAAACGACTGAACTCATACAGTCTTTCAAAAAATATTCATATATAAATAAAAAGGTGGCGGTATTGAATTACATCGAAGATACGCGATATCACGCATCGTTGTTATCCACGCACGACCAGCAAATGATTCCGTGTATATTAACGAAAACATTGGGTGAATTATGGCCCAATTCCGAGTTGCAAGACGCAGACGTGATATTAATCAATGAAGGTCAATTCTTTAAAGATTTGTTTGAAATCGTGATTGATATGGTGGAAAACGGGAAAATCGTGTATGTCTATGGATTAGACGGGGATTCGACGCGCGCGCCCTTCGGGCAAATATTGCATCTTATACCATATGCGGATGATTACGTAAAACTAAAGGCGTTATGTGCAATTTGCAAAGACGGGACTCCCGCTATTTTTTCGCATCGGATTTCGGATGAATCGGAACAAATCGTAATCGGCAGTGATAATTATATGCCACTTTGTCGCAAATGTTATGCATAATTTACCATCTTTTCCACGAAATTCGAATTGGACGAATATCACGCATCGTCTTATTTTCGACATTCATATTATGCTTTCGTAACAATAAACTAAAGATGGATTGGTCATGTCGATTGTCAATAAAATTCGCGTGGTTAGGCAGCAATGATGGACTGTCGTCAAGTAAATGGTAATTGCACGCTATATTATACCATTCAGTAATAAAGTGCTGCATTGTTGTATTATTCTTTATAAATAATACGCCAGCTTGATATTGAACTTGGTCGTATGATTCTATATTCATATATTCAAATAAATCCATTTTGGTATATGATGCTTCACTTAATCCTGATGATGTGTATAATATATCATCACATCGATTTACGATGTCACGTAATTTGGTATAAGAATCAGGTCGGTTAACCACTTCGCATCCGCCATCTACATATATTAATACGGAATTCAGGGGCATTCGCATTAATGTGTTTAATATTAAATACGGTTTCCATATCCAATAGCCATATCCGCGTTTATTATTTTCAATGAAATCTTTATGATTTGACCAAAAATGCGCGTTGTTCTTTAAATCCACGTCCGTATATTTTATCAATTGATTGCAGATTTTAATTTGCGACATTTCGCGCAAAACGCGGTCACACGCATTATAATAATTCTGACCTCCGCCACCAAACGCCATTGCCCATATTTGAAAATTCAAGGGTGTAAACATTTTGAAACGTCTATTTTGTAAAACAAATGCCATTATAATGTAAAGTTATATTATAAAATTACCGCATTACATTACTACATAATATATGTTATTTTAGAAATATAATATATGTTAAATGGGATTGATATTATATATTATATAAATCGAGACAAATCGGTAAACCGAAATCGTAATATGCAGAAAATGTTTAAAGATCCAGCATTCCGCCATATACCCATTGCGCGTATTTCAGCAGTGGGACCAAATGATGATATTTTCGACCGTTTAGATATATCAATGAAAAAACAGATACAGTCACGGCTTGAATATGCGTGTTTATTGTCACATTTGATTGCAATACAAACATTTTCGAAGACGAATTACGAAGTCGCTCTAATAATGGAAGATGACATGACGTTGGAATATAAACGGTTCTGGAAACCAATACAAACCACAATAAATAATTGCCCGCAAGATTGGGATGCAATCCAATTAATATATGGCAATTTAACTGATTATCCGAGACAATTGTATACAGAAAATACATATACTGGTAAATTCTTTAGTGCAGGTGCATATTTAATACGTAATTCAGCAAAAGAGTTTATTAATACTATATATAACAACGGTCAGTTTGTATTGAATAGACACGTTACGCACACCGCTGACAATTACATATTCACTTTATTAAAAACATATGTATATAAATACCCGTATTTTATATATAAGACAAACAACGATAGTACGCTACACTCGAACCATTTGTCAACCCACGTTCGGTCAAAACGTATAATTAAAAAATGTATTTATACTAAACGGAAGACGCCGAGGTGTAATGTAACCCGAAAAAATTGAAATACTTTTTTTGAAATAAAATAAAATTAAATCCAAAACAAAACAATGTCAAATCAAAACGTAAATGCTTGCTCTTGCTCCTGCTCCGCTTGCTCCTGCTCCGCTGCTTCCGTCGTTCGCTCGTCTGCCGTTCAATTACCAGTTGAATTGATTAATCAGATTTTAACGTATATCGCCGAATTAAATGGCGCAACGTGGATAAATGTGTTAACGTTCGCTGGCAGTAGACGCCGAACTCTCAATCCGTGGTCTACACTTTCCTCCATTGTTTCCCATTCGGTCGCACATCGGTCGTGCAATTACCCAGCGGACATTACAGTCGGAATTAACGGCTTATTCGTTGAAGGCACAATTAAATGTATGTCGTGGGAAATGGAGCGCGCCCAAAAAATAACTGGTGAAGAATGCGTGTTCTTCAATTCACAGGAAATGATCGAGTATGAGGTTGGTGGATTTCCAGAATATGTTATTCTCAAGGGAGTATATTTTGACGACCAACCGTTTTACCTCCATGAGTCGTTTCAATATTGCCCCGATGAGACAGTTATGTTTCAATGCAATAAAATTAAAACCGCCGAATTCCAAAACCGCGATATCGTCATTCTGGAAACGGACAACGACGACGACGACCATATGGAGTGGCTTGATGAAGATTACAATGGACTCGGATGGAACCACGATGATGATTGGTAAACCCGAACGCTCCGCCATGAAACCGTGAAAACGTGAAAACAAAACAAAAACAAACCGTGAAAACAAACCGTGAAAACAAACCGTGAAAACAAACCGTGAAAACAAACCGTGAAAACAAACCGTGAAAACAATACAAAAACAAAAAACAAAAAACAAAAATAAAAACAAAAATAAAAACAAAAATAAAAAACAAAAATAAAAAGAGGCGAAAGCCCTTTTTTATTGGCATCCTATATAAAAGGAGGGGTCTTAAGCTTTGCGTAAGGGCGTAAGCGAAGCTGAAAACCTTGGTTCCCTACAGAAAGCCCTTTTTTATTGGCATCCTACATAAAAGGAGGGGTCGTAGGGAAACCTTGGTTCCCTACATTGGTTTCCCTACAAAATTGAAATACTTTTTTTGAAATAAAATAAAATTAAATCAAAAACAATGTCAAACCAAAACGTAAACTCCTGCTCGTCCGTCGCTACTCGCTTGCCCGATGCGCTAATTAACCGCATTTTAATGTATATTGCCGAATTAAATGGCAATGCATGGATGCATTTGATAAACCCAGATACAGGCGGTAGACGCAAACGGTTTAATCCGTGCTCGCGATTCATACAACCCGTCTACAAGTCATTACAGCATCAGGCGATAAATGCCCCTTGTCCAATTATAGTCAGCGTTAACGGCGGTCAGACCGCAAACGGTACCATTATGCGGATCAAACAACACACTGAACGTCGTCAACTACATCTTGAAACTGGCGAAATGGCGGAATTCAATACAACTCGGGTATTTGAAATAATTGAGTTTAAATTGAACCATCAGCCGCACTACGTTGAACTCAATGTTATGTTTGTGAATGACGAAGTAAACGAGGCTGAAGAAAACTTTATATTATTTGCGTCGCAATTACATCGTCCGTACGAACATACCCCTCGTATGCAGCGTAGACCAATTGATGCGGTTCAGTGGTTTGATGACAAAATTGACATTATTATGACTGAACCGCAACTCATGGACGAGATTGAATGGGATGATCTTGCCGCATTTGATGAGGTCGACGAGGATGAGGTCGAAGTTGAACCCGAATGGGCGAATGATGTCGAAGTTGAACCCGAATGGGCGATTGAAAACGCCGCATTTCAACACGCTCAACAAGAGCAAATGATGTGGATGGATGAACACGAGGATGAAGTCGATGCGCATTATAAAATGCTAGACGAAATGGATGAGGAACAAGACGACCCTGATTATTCGGATGAATATTATGACCGATTCAATTGAATCCAAAAACAAAGAAACCGTGAAAACAAACCGAGAAAACAAAACAAAAACGATAAA